TATAATGACGGGCAAAGGCACTTCGGCGTAGTGTGTCCATTTCGCGTTCGGTCAAGGATGACCAGAACGGAAGTTGTGTCAGTGTGCGTTCCATATCAATGGCAGCTATGCTTGCCGCAGCCGTGGTCACCGCAGGAGTGACCAGCCTCGCCGTGCTCATGGTCATGGTGGTCACAGTGAACATTGGGATCGTAGTCCAAACTTCCGTTGAGCAATGCACTCACCGCCGCATCAGCGTCCCCACTGACACCGCCGTAGAGCTTGATACCCGCTTCGGCCAGAGCTGCCTGCGCACCTCCGCCGATGCCTCCGCAAACCAAAGTGTCCACACCGTGCTGCATCAGGAAGCCTGCCAGTGCGCCGTGACCGCTGCCGTTGGTGTCAACGACTTCCGCATGAGTGATTTTGCCGTCCGCAGTTTCATAAAGCTTGAACTGTTCGGTGTGGCCGAAATGCTGAAAAATTTGACCGTTTTCATAGGTAACTGCAATTTTCATAATGGAATCTCCTTTGCATTTTTTGTTGGATTTTTCTGTGTTAGCTCTCTGCATCCGGCAGCAACGGCCGCAGTGGGCTGCCTCCTGTCCTCCGCAGATGCGGTAGTTTCCCCCGGTGATGTGCAGCGGTTTCCCGTAGACAAGACACGCTGCGATCTTGCGCCGTGCGCCTTCGTAAATCTCCTGCACGGTAGAGCGTGAAATGTCCATTTGCGCGGCGCACTGTTCGTGGGTTTGCTGCTCCAAGTCAACCAGCCGAATGACCTCGTATTCGTCCAGCGTCAGCAGGATCGGCTCGGTATTCTCGCACCCGTTGGGGCAGAAGGTATCAACTTGTGGTGCGCCACAAATCCGACGGCACCGTGGCGGTCTTGGCATGGATGCTTTCCTCCTTTCGTTTTCGGTATATACCGATTATAACATTTTGAGCAGAAAAAAGCAATTTTTTTCAAAAGCTGCTACATTTTCCGTCCTCATATGTGTGCCGGCTGATATTCGGAGTCGAATGCTACATGTGAGCCTTGCTCGTAATGCCAACCGATCATGACCGTAGCGGCAGTCACAACATCCACATGAAAGCGTTCCCGGTAATGCTTGCATTTTCGTAAAGAACCGTTATAATTGAATCAGTTAAATCAAAGGAGGTATCAAATCATGAAATCACATAAATACTGGTCCTTAGGCGCACTTTTCTGTATGTTGGGATGCATTTATTCTGGAATCAAAAAATCTATGACTGCGCATAAATATTTTGCCTATTCTTCATTGCTTTGTATGGGCATGTCCATTTATTCCGGTCACAAACTGGTTTCTCCAAAGAAGAAAAAAATCACTAAATCAAATAATAGTGAGAATAGTTAAACAAAAAATTTCCTTTCTTTATCTTTATTCTCCTTGCCCTGCGGGACCAGTATGATTTTGAATACAGAACCGATAAAGAGGTTGACGGTGCTGTCATCAACGACAAGTGCAAGGCTCTGGCGCAAAAGGTCAAAGAGATTATCGACACCAAATCTTCGTTTGCTGACTGGCTGAACAATCAGAACGTCCGCAATCAGTTGAAGCTGGAGATCAAGATCTGCCTTGTAAAAAACGGCTGTCCTCCACAGTACAGCCCCGAAGTTTTCAAAAAGGTCATGGAGCAGGTCGAGAACTTTGAGGAGAACAATTAAATCATCCATAAAGAAAAAAATACAGCTATATTCAGGCTTCACACTGAAATATAGCTGTATTTTTTTGCATCGCTAACAATTGTTGTGCTTTCTCTTGAAAACAGCGTAAAGATTTATTATAATAAGATAAATAGTTGTTGACTTTGCAAAGGAGCTGTGAGGAATGAATCGGAACTGCCGCCGTAAAACAGAAAAGGTCTATGTGAAGGTGAACTCTGATTTTGACGCAACCGGCTATATGCAGCCCCGGCAGATCACATGGGGCGATGGCCGGACGTATCCCATCGAGCAAGTGCGGGACTTTCGCCCCGCAAATACCATTGCCGATATGCCCGGCGACTGTTATACTGTAATGGTAAAAGGGCAGGAGCGGCACCTGTTTTTCGAGCGTTCCGACCCACGGTTTCCATCCCGGTTCGGCAGATGGTTCGTGGAGGTGGAAACCAAATAACACAGAGGAGGGCTGAAGTATGGCAGCACAGCGCACCTATCTGGCAATCGACCTGAAAAGTTTTTATGCCTCGGTGGAGTGCGTAGACCGCCATCTGGACCCCCTGACCACAAATCTGGTGGTGGCAGACGCCTCCCGCACCGAAAAGACCATCTGCCTTGCGGTGTCGCCCTCCCTGAAAGCCTACAAGATACCCGGCAGAGCGCGGCTGTTTGAAGCCGTCCAGCGTGTCCGGGAGGTCAACGCCCAGCGGCTGCAAACTGCCATCCAACAACACAAGGCAGTGCGTGGGGAGGATGGCAAGTACCGCTTTGCCAGCACCTCTTTCGATGCCAACGCCCTGAACGCAGACCCGGCGCTGGGGCTGAGCTATATTGTTGCGCCGCCCCGGATGCAGCGGTATCTGGATGTGTCCACCCAGATTTACAAGACCTACCTCAAATATGTGTCCCCGGCAGACATTTACCCCTACTCCATCGACGAGGTTTTCATTGATGTGACGGGCTATCTGCCTTATTATCACATGAGCGCCCATGAACTTGCCATGACCATGGTGCGGGAGGTGCTGTACAACACCGGCATCACCGCAACGGCAGGCATCGGCACTAACCTCTACCTTGCAAAGCTGGCCATGGACATTGTGGCAAAGCACATCCCGGCAGACAAAGATGGTGTCCGCATTGCGGAACTGGATGAGCAGTCCTATCGGTATCTGTTGTGGAACCACAGACCCCTGACGGATTTCTGGATGACCGGTCCCGGAACCGTCAAGCGGCTGGAAGCTCATGGCATCTACACCATGGGGGACTTGGCACGGTTCTCCATCCATGGAGAGGATCGTCTGTATGAGATTTTCGGCGTGGATGCAGAAATTCTCATCGACCACGCATGGGGCTACGAACCCTGCGGCATGGAGCAGATCAAAAGCTACAAGCCCAGCACCAACAGCATCAGCGAGGGGCAGGTGCTGACCTGCCCTTACCCCAATGACAAAGCCAAGCTCATCGTCCGGGAGATGGCGGAGATTCTGATGTTCCGGCTTACGGAAAAGAAACTGGTGACGGAATCCATCACCTTGGAGATAGGCTACGACCGGGAGAACGTGGACAAGGGCGGCTACCGTGGTCTGACCCAGACCGACCGCTACGGCAGAGTCATCCCCAAGGCGGCACACGGCACCGTTCGGTTTGATGCCCCCACCAATTTGGGCAGCACCCTCATCAACGAAAGCGCAAAGCTGTTTGAGCGCATCACCGACCCGGCGCTGACGGTGCGGCGCATCACCATCAACGCCAACAAGGTCACGCCGGACGAGGGCTTCTATCAGGTGGATTTTTTCACGGACACCAAGAAGCTGGAAAAGGAGAAAAAACTCCAGCAAGCCATGCTGGGCATCAAGAACAAGTACGGCAAAAACGCCGTGCTGAAAGCCAGCAGCTATGAGGAAGGTGCCACCATGCGCCAGCGCAACGCGCAGATCGGCGGGCACAGTGCAGGAGGTTCGGCGGGAGGTTCAGATGGAAAACTACAAAAATAGCAAGATCGGGCGGGAGACCGCCCAAAAGTACGGAGACATCCTGGAGATGGAACGCCCCCAGACTGAAGAATCCCTCCGCAAGCACCCCCGCATGACCCTTCAGAACCGTGCTAAAATCTTCTCGCCCTTCTCTCCGCTGCGGGGCTATGACGAGCAACTTGCCGCAGAAAAGCAGCGCACCGAGCGCGTGATCAAGCGCATTCTGACCGAGGAAGAAAAGTCCGCCCTGTCCGATCGGCTGATGCAAGTCACGAAAGGCATGACCATCACGGTGCGGTATTTCAAAGAGGATACCGCCCACCCGGAGGTTCCGGCAGTGGGCAACTACATCACACTGACAGGAAAAGCAGACCGCATCGACCCGGTGTTCCGCACCTTGCAGGTGGGAGACACCGTGGTGCCCTTTGAGGATTTGGTTGAGATCAGTGGGGAAAGCATCATGGAGATTGACCAATATCTCGGCATCTCAGAGGAATGAAAAAACGCTGGGAGAAATCTCCCAGCGCAAGCAGTCCTAATCACGGTAAGGCGCGGTAGAGGCATCCCTGCTTTGCCGAAGCCCTGCGTTCCACGCGGGGTACTTTGTAGGCAAAGTGGGGGACTTTTATTTTTTCTTCAGCTTTTCGATAGCCTCTTTCAAATCCTCTTCCCATCCGGCATGTTGGTCAAGGTACTCGCCATATATGAGCTGCTCTGCGGCTTTACGAGCCGCTATGGCATCCTCAAGAGATAAAAATTTGCCAAGAAAGACCTGTTTTCGCCTGAAGTTGATGTAGGCCCTATACCGGCCATCTGCCAGACGGGAAACGCCGTTTGCACCCGTGGTTGAGTTCCGGTTGGTTGCTCCACTCATGCGGCTTTTGACGGAAACAAGGCTGGAGCCGTCTGCCCATGCAGTGCTGTGGATTGCGTCTGACTTCTTTTTAATGTCACGGTTGCAGGCGGCGCACTGTCGGATGGGCGAGGACCGCCTGATTCTGCTGAGGCGAGTGACGGTGGGTTTGCCGCACTTGGGGCAGACCGCCTTGCAGCAGAAGCCGCTGCGTGGACCCTGCGCCGGAAGAACTTCAAGGATTCGCCAGCCGTTGACGGTCTGGCCCGTGTAACGCTGCTGGGCTGCAAGAAGGTCAGCTGCGGCCTTTTCCCGGACGGAGCGGTGAAGGCCGTCGCTGATGGCGGAGAAGGCGCAGGCCGGGCACTGGGTGCTGGTGCCTTGCAGCAGGCTACTGCGGTACACATCCTTGACGGTGCCGCAGTCACAGCGGCAGGTGAAGTAGTAGGGCCGCTCCTTTGAGGGGGCCAGCACCGTCCAGTGACCGAAACGGTCTCCGGGAGAAATCTTAGTCATAGCAGCTGCCTCACAGAAGGCCGTAATGCTCCGCCAGCAAAAACCTGACGTATGTGGGGCACGCACGCTTTTCACCGCACCAGTCCTGCACAGTGCGGCGCGGGATGCCCGCCTGCTTTGCAAAAGCGGTCTGCGACAGGCCAGTGCTGGCCACCAGCTCTCGCATGGACAGGTGTGCCAGCTCCCATATGTTGGACAATCTTTCTTTCTCGGCGTCCAGATCAACGCACCCGGCAGCATCATCCGGGATGCTGAGGGTGACATTGTTGAGGAACGCTGCCCGGGATGCTTCCGGGTCGGCTGCCATATTAAAAAGTTCAGCTGTGTACATTGTCTTTCTCCTTTATAGTGCCTGATATTTGTCGTAATTTTTCAGATAGTCAAACGCTTCGACCGATTCGCTGTATGCTGTAAAGCTGGCTAAAGCCACTTCACATTCGCACTTTGCGCGGCCAATCAACTCCCACAGCTGGCGCTTGCGGATCTCTTTTTCGCTTTCCGTCATGCCAGAGTAAGGGAGCATCTTGTACTCCTCAGACAGCTCTTCGTACTCTGCGCGGGCTTTTTCAAGCGCTTCGGAAGCCTCGGACATTTTTTTGGAGTAGTGCGCGTAAACACTCTCAAGCTCTTTCACTGGGATGGTCTGTACGTTTGCCATTTTTCAGCCCTCCTCTTCAAATCTCCACGCCAAGCTTTTCAGCTGCTGCGTACACGACAGCTTCAAAAGTGTCACCATCAGCGGTTTCCCATTCGGCGGTCATATCAGCGGCTTCGCACAGCTCTGCGCACAGGTCGTTATCCCACTCAGCGGCGTTGCGGATATCAGCGGCGATCTCATAAGCGTTTCTCATAATTGTTACCTCCGTTGTGTGGTGTCTTTCACTGTCTTTATTATACACGCATTGCGTGCAATTATCAAGACTTTTTTGAAAATTTTATACGCATTGCGTGCAAACACTTGAGCACTCATACAGCCCTGTGCTGTGTGGGCGCTTTTTTATTTGTCCTTCGTTGCGCGTTCGTTGTCCTTCGCTTTTTGCTGATGCGGTACACTAGGAGCACAAGGAGGGATGCTTTATGAGTTATTACCCGACACCCGGAGCGCCTTACGTTCCACAGCAGTCTGTCAATCCGGTTCGGTAGGTGCTGCGGTAATATCGCGGTAGAAAGTGGCCCATGCAGCTTCCTCATAGGGGCGTACAAAAAAGAAACCAATGCTCAATGGAATTGTCAGAAGAAGAACAAGAGAAATCGCCATAGCCTCTGAACCGGTGAAATATTTGAGAACCAGAAAACCCCCGGCATACAGTGGCAACGAACAGAGCAGCTCCCAGCCAATGAAGCTGAAATCCAGACAGAACAGCCGCCATTTGTTGCCGTCCATGATTCGCCGGGATTCTGTAATCGCTTCATTTGCGGTCAGCGAAGGATGCTCGGACATGATGTAAGGTGTCATCGCATAGTCCAAGATGGCAGCATCATTTCCATCTACAAGGTTCAGATTAAAATGAGCATATCCCAGTTGAACTGCACCGCCCACGATCAGTTGGAGGATTGCCCACAGACCAATGCCGACAAGCAAAACAGCAAGCAGCCGACCGCCGTTTGGCTGGGCGAACAGGTTAAAATGAATGTCCTTTGCCTGATTGGAATTGGAAACGACACTGTTGGAACTGCTCACAATGGTAGCACCGAGCGCACTGGCGGCAATACCTGTCAGAACAGCAGTTTTCCATTTTCCGCGCAGAGCATCGAGAGCGAGCATACGATAGTCGGCAGATATTTTCATAAAAGCAACCTCCTGTCTGAAAATAGCAAGTATGTGTGAAAAGGAATATGATATGCCACTTTAATTTAGATACGTTTGAAACGCTGAAAAAATTGCAGCATGAATGAAAAGAGGCTGTTGCACCGGCTTTTATCCGTGTGCAACAGCCCCTTCCTTTACTTCAGCAGCTTGTCCAGTTCATCATAAACGGATTTGACGTTCGTGCCGACAATGACCTGACAGGCGTTCTTCCCCGGACGGATGATGCCTGTTGCGCCTGCCGCTTTTACAGCCTGCTCATTGACCTGACGGTAGTCCTTGACCTCAAAGCGCAGGCGGGTAGTGCAGTAGCTGGCGCTTACTATATCACGCCGCCAGCTTGTGCCGCATTTGCAGTGGAACAGGCCAATGAACTGCTGCTTCATTTTACGTCCGCAGTTCGGACAGATTCGCTTGCTGGCTTCCATAAAAGTTTACTGGAGCTTGGCAACAATTTCATCGGCGGACATACCGCTGGCAAGCAGCTTTTTCAATACGGATTCTGCTTCAGCCTTTTTGGATTCTTCTGCGGCCTTTTTTTCGGCAGCAATCTTTTTTGCCTCTGCTTTAGAAAGTTCCTTTGCTGCAACCTTCAAAGCAGATTTTTTACTTTTCAACTGTTCTTTCAGTACGCTGATGTTGTCAGACAGCGCGGCGATCTCGGTTTCAATTTGCTCCTTAGCTGCGGTCTTTTCAGCAACAATAGCCGCATAGTCAATATTTGCTTTCTTGGTACGCAATGCATTCTTGCTTCCTTTTGGTCTAGCCATAATAGTCCCTCCATCTAGTATTGGAATTTAACTTAATATAAGTATATTCTTCCTGTCTCGAAATGGCAATACTTTCTTAGACAACAAGAGCGGAGCCTTTTGCAAGGCCCCGCTCTTATTCGTAGAGAAAACCACAAGCTATGCTTGTGGAAGAAAAGAGCCGTAGCGTTGAAACGGTAGAAAAAGAACCTCCTTTTGCTATAATTAGAAGCGGGTAACGCCAACCGCATAGGGCCTTTGGTCCGGCCTACTTTTTGGAGCTGGGCCTCTCGTGCCAGCAGCTCGAATAGAATATCCCGGCCCTCTTCACCGACCCCGCGTGCGGCCATGTGCTGCGGGCGAAAGGCTTCGTACAGGACGAGAACGGCTGGGTGGAGCTGAACGCCACCGCCGACGGCCTG